ACAGTAGATGCAGTACCACTAACTCCAGTAATTGCAAAACCAGCAGCCAGTATAGTTCCTACGGCTCCTGTTCCCCCTAATCCAGTTTCTGCTACATTAGCATCTCCGCTAACTGTCTCTGTACCTAATGCAGTAGTTCCAGCTAAGCCTGTTACAGCTACATTTGCAGCCCCAGTAACAGTTTCAGAGCCTAAAGCTCCAGTCGCTGCAACCCCTGTCTCTGCTACATTAGCATCTGCCGTTATTGCTAAAGACCCTAATGCGGTTGTTCCCGCTAAGCCTGTTAATGCAATAGGGTTTTCTTTACCCCAAGTATCAGAACCCCACGTTCCTCTACCCCAACCAGTTACACTAGCCATTGGCTAGCCTTAAGCTATTCTAATAACAGCGTTTGAAGCATCAGCAGTAGGAAAAGTAATAGTAAATGATCCTGCTGTAGATGTTTTATCTCCACCAAAATCAAAAACCGCAACTGCTGGATCACCAGTAGCTGTGTCGTTGAAAATCATGCAGCCCCTTGCAGTTATAGTTGCTGTACCAAAAGTTAAATCAGCAAAATCCGTAAATGCTGTAGTTCCTGAAGTAGTTGGGTCTATACGAGTTAAAGAATCTCCTTTTGCCGTATAGTTGGTTCCACTTACTTCTGCTGTAGTTGTGTAAGCAGTTGTGGATGCACTCATAGTAGCTGAACTTGTATAAAGTGCCAATCTGAATGTGTCTCCTCCTGTGAGTAAAAAATTGTGTTTAGCTTGAAGTAACTCGCTCTTAAACGAGGTACACATTGCTTGAGTTATAGCCATTACAGCCTCCTTATTATATTTGCTAGGTCGGAATGACCTTGTTTTTCTAATTTATTACATATAGTACAAATATGGTTTTTTATTCCTTCTTGCACATAAAATGTAATTACCCTTTTACATTTATCTCTAAATGCGTGAGCTTGTGCTTTCACCATAGGATCAGCAGTATCACTTATAGAAATCAGTTTATTGGTAGCCATTTCAGCTATCTCTTCAACAGTATGACCTCGGTTTTGAGTTGTTTGAACACCCAAATCACCTATTGATATTTCAAATTTATCTGTTTGCATTAGTATTTTTTAGGTTCTGGTGGGTTTAAATCTATATCATTTCTGTCTATCATACCAACTGGCTTTCTTTTTTCTTCAATTTCTATATCAGAAAACTTGCAAACTTTTATACCAGAACCATTTTGGTAAGTAATTTTGGGATCGTTTAGTCTATGATAACCATATAACTTGTCTTTAAGATCAATATTAGTATCTAATAAAGATGATCTAGGCGATATTGATACAATTATTCCTGCATCCATACATTTAGCTAACCAAAACTCAACGCAAGCTCTACCTGCTTCTGCAAAGTGCATATTGCTTTTATAAGTAAAATCTACGCCAAATACAGAAATGCTCTCTACCCTTTTCCATAAAGCAAACGCAACAGAGTAAGCAATTGTGTTATTAAAATAAGAACAGCCAGTTTCTTCTACAATAGATTGCAGTGGATATTCAATAACAGCAGGAACCCTGGCATCTAATTCACAAGAATAGATAGGATAATTCGCTAATGGCAACTGTATTCTCATCATATCCGTCATGCTGCCAGCATCTTCAGTATCTAAAAATCTACTCATTGGGTCCAATATAAATGCTCGATCTATATTAGGTAATGCACCAATCATTGCATTAATAGCCCATACTTCATCAAAAATAACACTATTAACCTGGGATAAATGAAAGTCTAATTGACTTTGACCCATAGCAACTATTGCAATATTTTTGCCTTTTAGTTGCTCTATTGATGCTTTATCAGACATTTATTCTTCTTTGTCCACTCCTGTAAGCGTCTTTTCTATTATAACCATCTGATTCAAGCGTAAGGCGCTCTAACGCTTCTTTAAACCTTTTCTCGTAATTATTAAGAATATCTTGCTCACCTTTCATATAAGTATACGCTTCAGCTAAACTTCCATATAAAAGAGCTTCGCTAGCATTAGTCCCAAGCCATGAAGTTCCGCTTGAAGCTGCAGTAATTGACTCAGGAATATAAAAATAATGAATCTCTACTGTATAACCTGAATCTGGCGATGGACCAACTATAAAAAAATCATCATCAAACTGTGCGTAATACTTTGGAACACCTGTTGTAGCAGATGCTGGATATGCTTCTCTTATAAAATTAACATCTTTATTAAGTAAGTAATTATAATTGCTGTCACCATCTATAACGGCTAATGAATAAGGATATAAATAATCTGTTGGCGTTGCCAAATAAGAGTTACTGCTTGTAAATGTTCCTGTTTGATTCTTTCTAAAATTAGGAAGTTCAACGGATTTAATTATTCTATTCTCAGCTTGTACGATTATATTTGTCATATTAGAAACAAAAGATGCTTCAGTGTTTTCAGTATAATCCTGTATAGCTGATTTTAATGTTGTAAATGTCCAAGCCATATTATGATGTACTCACTGTTAATTTTCCTATTTTGCCTTCCATTTTAAGCCCCATAGTGCTTGATCCAAATTGGACCATTCCTCCACCTATAGGGTTCCATGCGGTATATCTAGTAGAATCAGCTTCTCCTCTGTCAACTCTAGGGTTAAACAATGCCTGAGGATCAACAATATTTAATTCGCCAAGTTTAAGTTGAGGCTGATCTTCATCAAAACAGTCTCTACAGACTCTTAAACCATTTCTTTTGCTATCTTCTATTTGATAGCGTAATTCGTTTAACTTATAGGTAAAGCCGCACCTATCGCAATCTCCTAAAGCTCTTGATGCTCTTGCATAACTCATAACTTTTAGTAACTATTATATGATAAGTCAGGAACGAATCGAACTGATGCTCTTTCTCTATCAGCATCACTAACATCGTTCCACAATTCATCATATTTTTGTTTAATCATAGGAACTCTTTGCAAAGCCTCTGGATTCTTACAGGCAATATTATAAGCTAGCGCATAAGTCAAACAAGGCAAATACCTTGCTGGAACATCTGCGTTATTGCTAGCAGGCTCGCCCACATCCTCTATTCTTTGAATATAGTCATAAACCAAAGTATAGGTTTCTGCACTATCAGGAGTAGCCCATAAAACTATATTAGTTGTTGATACACCCTTGTCTATATAAAACTGAGTTGGTTTAGATTGTGTAAGCTTTGTAGCCTGATGATTATATTCAGTTCTCGAAACTCTATTCATTCGTTGGTCAAACTGTTTATCCGTATCACCAGAATCAGTCCTAATAAAAGCATCAACCACATCCAAAGCAGAGCTTGGCAAAGCATAACTACTTGTACCAGCAGTAACTGCCTGTGTATTTTGCTCAATACTCCAAAGATTAGTGCCTTTATTTTGCCACTCAAGAAAAACTAGATTTAAAGCTCTTTTAGCTCCTCTATAATCATAACCTGAGCGCATTTCCATACCACAAAGATCATAGGCTTCTTCTATGATGTCGCCTATGTCTAAGTTAAATGTAGTGGTTCCGCTTGTTGCCATTTATTTTTTCCTCTTGCCCGCTTTATTTAAAGCTATAGCTACTGCCTGCTTCTTGGGTCTACCTTCTTTAAATAGTTTAGATATATTCTTACTAATTATTTTTCTGGATCGACCCTTTTTTAGCGGCATAAAGCTACATACCTCTATCGTCAGCTTTAGTTGGTTGAAATGCTGGTGTCTTAATTTTTCCCTTGATTTTTGGCTTTCCCGGTGGTTTTACAGTTATAACACCTCTTCCTTTATTGGGGTTCTCTCCAGATTTTCTTCTTGCTCTTTTTTCACTGGTACTATCGCCTGTAGCATAACCTCTATCGTCAGCTTTAGTTGGTTGAAATCCTGGTCCTCCTGTAAGCGGTGCCGTACCAACTACTTTAGGGATTCTAACTCCCCTTGTTGGTCTGTCTCGCATGACAGCTCCACCTGTCAGAGGAGGCGCTTGTCTAGAAGGTTGTGAAATACCACCACCAAACATTTTCTTAGCATATTCTTTATAAGATTGTACTTTTTTTTCAGTGCCAACTTCCGTTGCACCACCACCCCTAAATGAACTACTGACTGGAGCTTTTGATTTAAAAACGCCACCACCCATATAACCAGTTAGGTTCTTTTTTTTAAGACCCATATTTTTTTTAGGCATATCGCCCTCCCTAGTTTAAATATCCACATACTCTATTGCTAAAGTATGTGGATAGTATTACATAAAACTACCTTTTCTTAGTAGTTGATTTATTTCTTTTTAACTGACGCTTTTTTCTTAGCTGGTGCTTTTTTAGCTTTTTTCTTAGCTGGTGCTTTTTTAGCTTTTTTCTTAGCTGGCATTTTTCCGCCAACATAAGCTTCATTAACATCAGCCGTAGATGGATCATCAGCCACAAAATGCCCTTTCGCATTCTTAGCCCTATCTCCATTCATTTCCCCACACTTGCGTTCTGCATCAACTAGATCAGCATCAGGACCAAAAATAGGTCGATAGATACCATCATCATCTAGTCTTAGAACCATGTATTGAGCGGGAAATTCGCCAGTTTCAGAAATGACATATTGTTTTTTTGCCATTGTCCTCTCCTAATTAATCAGAATATACTTTTACCATCTCTAAAACGATAGAATAAGTATCTCCTGAGCTGTGACCTACTGTTGTGAACAGAATGTCACCATTTTTACCACTACCTGAATTATTTGGAATACCACCAAAGTCTTTAAAGTCCATGTGTCCATTACTACTTTCAGCTAATTGCATCAAAAGAACATTAGCCGTAGCGTTAAGAAACATTTGGACAGACATACCAACGATGGCATGGCTCACTCGCATTACTCTAACCTCAGAACAGGAAGTACCTGCTGCGTTAGCTGCTAAAGCAGATACGTCTACTTTAGCTACTGCGGATTCGCCAGTGCCATCACTGACATTGGTAAACTTCATAATACAATTTCTTTCTCCATCCTCAATAGTCTGGGAAGTTACTGCATCAGCCATAATTTACCCCCTTACTCGAATGGAGTAGCTAGAGTACCATCACCATGAAGAAACGCCTCACAATGCCATACTGCTGCTGAAGTTGCTACTAAACGAATTACTCCGCCCACTAACCAACCTTGTGCTGCTGATCCCAAATCAATGGTATCGTCATCACTGGCATCAGGGATAAAGGTATTAGTATCTGTTGCAGTTGCTGGATCAAACAAGTGAGCAAAGCCAGAAAATAAATCACTGGAATTGTCTGTATTGATTTGTCCTGCACCCGTAAAAGTAGTGCCAACTATAAAGGTATAGTTTAATCCTGCTACTGCAGTAGGTAATGTTACTACAATACCTGCCGCTCTATTTAAAGTATAAACAGTGCCTGAATCAGTTGATTCAACTGATTTTGTAGCGGCTGTAATGCTACTTACATTAGAATATGCAGAGAGATAGCCCGTAGTAGTAATATTACCGCTACTATCTATATCTAAATTGGTTGTGATAGCCCCTGTGGTAGAACTCTTGCTGATTTGTTCAAATCCGCCTTCCGATCTAACTGGACCATTAAATGTTGTGTTAGCCATAATTCCCTCCTAAAGAGAATAAATCTATCATCTTGGCAAAGTCTGCTAGGGGCAGTTGATAGACAATTAAAATTATCCCTAGATATAAAAAAAAGGAGACCCCCGAAGAGGTCTCCTTATTGCTCTTATGAGCTTCCTGGTGATCCCCAGATACCAAGTGGATCAGATACCCCGAAGGAATATCTTTCTCTAGCTTTGTATCTAACGTTACCAGTGTCAAAGTCTCCATCCATAGATGTAGTCATTGGCGCTCTAACAAAATGCTTCATGCCATCGGGTATATCAGTGACGATAAAGAAAGCATTAGTATCAGTTAAATAATGATTAACTGAAAAACCTTCTGGTATCACACCATTTGTAACGATTGCATTAACATCATTGTCAGCAGTGCCGACTCTGTAATCACTCTTTAAAAGTCTAGTAGCTGTAAACTGAAGATCAGTTGGAACTATTAGCTTTTTAGGTCTAGCTGCGATTTTAAGTCCTCTTTCATCCGTCCACTTGCTGATTTGAATGATAGCGTTTTCTAAAGACGTTTCATTCAAGTCTGCAGCAGTTGTCGGTCTGTTAGAGTTCTTACCGCCACTAACCAATGGATGACCATCACCGCCAGTTACACCATCACCTGAGGCTGTAAATAAATTTACGCCATCACCTGATTGGTAACTATTAGTGAATCCATTATTGAGTGGGAAAGCAGATTTGACTTGCTTTGTATAAGCCATTGCACGAGACAATGCTTTGGTATATCTGCCAGAGAGGGAAACATATAGATTATCTTCCATAGCCTCCTCTGTAACAGAGAATCCCATTGCAATTGTTTCATGGGTGTAGCGAGCCACAAAAGATTCTTGCGCAGTATCATAACTGATAGCTGAACCTTCATCTTTAACTGGTGCTGCACCAAAACCTGACAACTTGAGTTCTTCCTCGAATGATCTCTCAGAATTTTCAGTTGCATAGATTTCTTCATGCTCGTTTTCGTACTTGGAATATTCTTCTCCAAACAGGGCATTAAGTCCTGGGAGAAGCTGCTTGAGCTCTTGTGCTCTTGATATAGCTGCCATAATTTATCTCCTTAACCTATGCCAGTCGCACTAAGCAACTGATGCCCGCCTGTACCGAAAGCGGATTGTGAATTAAATACTACCAATACATCTGTGTAAGCATCACCAATAGCACTATCAGGACCATCGACAAAATCGATAATCTTTACAGGTAGTGTGCTAGTGGTTGCAACAGTAGATATATCAACAGCGACCTTACTTCTTCCAATTGAAGTTGATCCTGCAGTTTGCACAATAGCACAGTTTTTACCAAGATCATCTTGGTCTGCTGCACCATCGCATTGCATTTGCATAATCAAAAACGGATCGGAAGCAACGTACGCTACAATATCACTCGCAGCAGTTGATGCTGGAAAATATTGATTTGGCGTAAATTGTTTTGTTGTTGGGTCAGTGTAAGCGCATCCAAGAAATATTCCTATAGGGGTACAAGCAGTAGTGCCTGTATCTTTAGCTATAGTCGTATTAGGATTGTCGTCAGCCCACTTTACAATATCTCCGAAGAATATGGATGTTCCATACGCACTCTTGATTTTGTAATGTGTAACTTTCGCATTGTATGCACAAGACACTAATGATCCAACAGGTGTTGCTCCATGAGGAGTTGCACTTGATGACATAATTGTCTCCTTAATTTTATTAATATTAAGACTCTAAGAGTCTTTACCAAAAGTCGTTCTCGATTTCCTTTCAAATACTTGTTTAGGCATACGAGAATCGTTATCTTTTAAAAATATGTTATCAACAGATTCCATTTGAGTGTGAGCTTTATCTCTAAAGTGTCGGTCTCTTGCTTCCGCAAGCTCTTTTGGCATCTTACATAATAACTGTCCACCAATTTCTATATTCCCTTTTTCAGCCCATTCAGATTTATGGTCCATCATTTGATTTTTAAGTTCTGGGTGATCTTCCATTTTGGAAGGCTCCCATCCATCTCTAAATCGTCTTGATACATTAGTATTATCAGTTTCACCCAAAAGGGCTGTTCTGATCCACCTAAATGCCCATCCTTCTTGTGGGTCGGGGTCTGGTAAATTGATAGGATTTTCCCAACTTTGTATACGTTGGGCAGCATCTCTGCTATCTAAAGCCCTAGGGCTACGCTCTTGGCTTGTAGGAGTAGTATCAACAGAAGCTTCCTCCACTTGATTTTGATTATTATCAATAGTGTTTTCTTGTTCTGCCATGCTAACTCTCCTTCAATAATTGATTTGCATACGTTTCTGGCGTGATCCCAAGTTGACGAGCTAAGCGAACTTGAGTCTTTGACAGGCGTATTTGCGTGGGTTTTTTGTTTCCGCTATCCCGCGAGGCGGATGCAACAACTGTTTGTGGTTGTCGTTTTGGCGTTTCTTCAATAGTAACCATTTCTGAATTACTATCAGCTTGAACACCGAAAAAGCTTGGGAATTCTTTTCGCATTTCCTTGTCTACTTCTGAATAATATTCTTCAGATTTTGTAGCTGGATTAATGCCTTTTTTGTTTAGCTTCTGATCTACATACAAAGAAAATGATGTCATTTCTTGATGAAAGGGCTCTGAACCCATAAACCAGGGGTTTTTCTTTGACCATCGCTCCATATCAGGGTCTAGTTTTTGTTGAGGAGCTTGTTGTGCTACCTGCTGTGCAGCAGGCATATTTTGTAATATTTGGCTTTGAACTTGTTGTGCAGTTGAACTTGATTGCTGCTCTGCCAATGTTGCTTTAGAAAGAAGTTGTTGTGCTTTAGCCATTGCATCAGCATCTCCTTCTTCATAAGCCTTCTTAAATGATTCTGAAGCGCTTTGTTTTGCCCATAAAGCATTGTTATGCGCTGTTTTATTTAATACCTGTCCACCTTGATCCACCATTTGCTGTAAGCGTTGGTTTTCATGCATTATGGTTTGAAGCCTGGTTGCAGCTTCTTTAGCCATTCTATCGGAAGATTCTTTTGCTCTTCGCTCTTCGTGGTATTCGTATTTTATTTGATTGATGCGATCAGCAGCTCTTTGGCTATAAGCTGATATTTCTTGGTCAACATCATCATTATCAACCTTAGAATCAGTTTCTTTAGATTTTTTAGGTCTACGATCTTCTTCTGGAGTATCGTCAACTATCTCTATTTCAACATCATCAGAAGATTTGCCGTTAATTTCTGTAGTAACACCAAAGAATCTATCTTCTTTAGATTGGGTTGCTTCACTTATATTGGGTTCTTCATTTACTATTTCAGTATTCGATTCACTCATGCTCTTACCACTCCTGTAGGATCATCAACAACAGCTTCCACTGTGTCATCATTAATTAAACGAAACTCTTGTCCATACATTTTGATACGAGTGCCTGAATAAGCACGAAATATAACCCAATCACCTTTTTTACACCAAGGTCCAGAGGGAAATCTTTTCGAGTCTTGATAGCATTCTTTTCCAAGTTTGAGAATATACCCACATATATTAGATAATTCTTCATCCTTTACAGTAGAGGCTGCTTTAAGAATACCGCCTTTAGTTTTTTCATCAGCTAGAGGCATAGCTACCAATATCTTCCAGCCCTTAGGCTCAGGAAGTTGACTTTTTATCTCTTCTGAAACAATAGGTTCCTCTATGCTTTCAGGTTCTGATATAGTCTTTAAGGCTTCTTTTGTCATATTTTGCACGATTTTAGGAATCGAGTTTCCTGTTATTCTTGGATATGTTTTTCAACCCAATCCAATAATTCACGCTCTGCAAGGGCTAAACCCTCGATTATTCCAGCCATCTTTTGGTAGTCGCTGTAATCTTTACAAGCTCCTGTCGAAATATGGTCGGCATGTTGATTCATAAACTCTCTGAGCCTTTTTTTCATAAATTCTGAAAGAGATAGCCCTTCCATATTTTGTGCTTGCTCAGTGATATTATTATTCATTCTTATTGCTATCTTTCGCTATATCTATTCCGATGTCAACCCCTTTTTGATAATCTTCTCTAGCCTGTTTATCTTTAAGTTGTTGTGCATCTAGCAAATCGCTAGCAATACGCTGTCCTATATTTATTCCTGAAATTTCAGATTGTGTTGCAAGTCTTTTCTTTTCTAACTCTACATTGGCTGCTGCTTTCATAGCGTCCAACTCTAGTCTGCCCTTGCCTTCTTCTGTCTTACGTTGTAATTCTCCCTCTTTAATAGCTATCTCTCTTTCTTTAGCCATTATCAATGGGTCTTTTTGTTGTTCTTGTATTCTTTCTTGTTCTGCTTGCGCTTGTGATGTAGCTGAAACTCTAGTAGCTGCTTTTGCAACCATAGATGATATACGTTTTTCAACATCTGCTGGTAAAGGTTCGCCTTCAGGTGGTAGCTCTACACCCATTTCTCTTTCAATTTCTTTTCTAAATTGCATTGTTAAATGCTCATTAACATAGGCTGATGCTGCTGCCATAATTGCTGGCGCTGTTGGAGAAGCTTCTACCAATTGCATAATTGATGGATTTTCCTGCGTAGCTACAATTGTCTGTATATGTGCCTCGTGATCCTGGAACGAGAAAGCTTTAACAGCTTTGCCATTAATAATGTTCTGAACAGCACTAACTGGATCAACAGGGTTGACCTCTTCATCTAATGGAACAATATCTTCTACGTTCCTGATTCCTAGCACTTCTAGCATTTGCCTGTGTAATTCTGGCAAGTTATACATCTCTGGTGCTTGTGATGCTAATTGCATAGCAGCTTGATATTGCATAATCCTTTGTGCCATTGTTGCGGCATTGGGATCAGATACAGGAAGAACATCAATTCTGTCATCAAAATCTTCTACTTTAATAGACTCTTCTTCATCCACCTCATAAGGATAAGAGGGGTCAGTAAAGTCTCTAATTATATCTACCAATATATCAAATTCTTTTCTCATTGAAGCATGGAGTCTAGCCTGCACAGCAGACATTACTTTCATGTTTCTTTCTAATAGCGCTAAGGTAGTTCCTACAGGTGCCTGATTATTCATATCAGAAACCTTCATATCATTCATGCTAGCAAAACGCCTGCCTTCCTCAACTATATTTTGTAATAGCTGGTATAGAGTTCCTGATGGCTCTTTATAAGGTAAAAAGGTGATATTATCACGAATTGCGCCACCAGGAATATCTACATCTCTAAACTCACCAGGCATGATTGGGGTATCATCGCCTTTGATTCTAAGACCTCTTGCCTTTAAACCTCCAGGTAAATTAGACAATGTTCCTGCATCCACTAACTGTCTTAATATAGATGTTGCTGATTTAGCAAGTCCACCTACCATGTGAATTAAACCAAAACCATAGAAGCCAATTCCAGGAAGATATTGATAATGAACAAAGTGCATTCTTCTTAATTTAGCAGCATCATCTTCATACCAATTTCTTCTGATGCTTAGAATTATGCCACTTGGATAATCAATTGTTACAACATAAGGTAAAGCAATTCCAGTTTCTTCTTCTTGTTCATTTGTATCTTCATAACCAACAAGGTCTAAATCAACTTGCATTTCGATAATAGTGTGACGATCATCATAGTTGAAGGTATTAACCTCACCAGTCATATCATCATATTTTTTCTTAATATCAGAATATTGACTATCTGATGCCGAAAGCTCTATGTCTCTATAAAATCCACTAACCTGCATCTTGCGAACATCATTGGAAGATTTACGCATAACGTGCGTTGCTCTATCACAGGTTTCTAAATCGCTTGCACCATAATTAACGACTACATCTTCTGCAGGAACAAATATGGAACGAGGTCTGTTTAAATTAGGATCGTAATAAACTTTTCTAAATGCAGAACCCGCCAAAGGCAAAGAAAATAACATCTTCTCTGTTTCAGATCGGTATTCTGACATTTCATAAGTTAAAAGATAATTTAAGTAATCTTCAACTCGCTTTGATTGTTTCTCTTTTTCATCTGTTGCTTTGCCAACAATCTTTGTTCTAACTGGACCTTGAGCTGGAAACATCTCAGATATTGATTGAGACTGAAATCTAATTACTGCTTCGCTGAGCATAGGATGAAATACTCCACAAGCACCAGCCCAAGGGGTTGTTCTTTCCTCTATTTTTAAACCCAGTTGGTCAAGACCTTTTATATAGGTTTCTTCCCACTCGGTTCTTGAATCTTTATCTGCTGTATATTCGCCAATTAATTTGCTGCCTAACTTATCTAACTCATCTTCATCAATGTATTCAGTTAGATTAGAATTAAATTCGCTTTCACCTCTTTTGCCCGAAGAAGGATCGAAATCAATAATCATGCCTCCGTCATCAGTATCAATAGCCACTGATTCTGGGTTCTCGATTACAATCTCTAAACCCGATTCTGGTTCCTGTTCAATCGTACCCTCTATAGGTGTTGCAGGTTTTCTTTCTATAGCCAAAATAACTCCTAGTGTAAAACTCTATTATCTAAATCTTCAGTTAAAGCTTGATCTACAATATCTTGAAGAATATCTATTAATTCTCCGTGCAAAGTTAATCCGTTTAATTCTGCTACATATCTAGCAGAATCCCATGAATCTGCACGGATTTGTGGTCCTTCGTATTCATTACCATCAAGGGTATAAGATGTTATATAAATCTTCATTAATAATAATTTGCAATTCTATTATGCTCCAAAGGTTCATCTTCTTCATCTGAATGAACAGATATAAAACCACCTTGTCTATATCTTAACAGAGCTTGCGTACTGCTATCAACTAAATCATCATGTTCC